TCAGCCGGCGGCGACGTGCAGCTCGGCGGCCTGCGTGTGCGACTGGACCCACTGCGTCAGGTGGTCCGCTGACAGGTGTGCGTAGCGCTGCACCATTTCCAGCGTCTCCCAGCCGCCCAGCTCCTTCAACACTTGCAGCGGCGTGCCGCGCTGCACATGCCAGCTCGCCCAGGTGTGGCGCAGGTCGTGCCAGCGGAAGTCGCGGATGCCGGCGCGCTTCAGTGCTTTGCGCCAGGCTTCGGTCACGGTCTGATAGACCGGCCGGCCGTGATACACAAACACGCTGTCGACGAACTCGGGCGCGCGCTTCTTCGCGCGCTGGCGCAGCAGCACGGCGATCGCCGTATCTGAGAGCGGCACCGTGATCGCCTTCTTCGCCTTCGCCTGGTCCGGATGAATCCAGGCGACGCGCCGCACGATGTCGACCTGCGACCACTGCAGCCCGGTCACGTTCGAGCGGCGCAAGCCAGTCTCGAGCGCGAAGCGCGCCATGTCGGCCAGATGATCCGGCAACTCGGCGAGCAACCGTTCGGCCTCGGCCGGCGTGAGCCAGCGAATCCGCTTCTGCACGATCTTCGCGCGCTTCGTGACCGGCACGCGGTCCAACCATTCCCACTCGACGGCCGCGTTCAGCACGGCCTTCAGCACGCCGATGACGCGCGTCACGGTGCCGGCGCTGACACACTGATCGGTGGTCACGATCCCGCCCTTCGTGCGGATCACCTTCGGTTCCCTCCGTTTGGCGAGCGCGATCGCGTCGATGCGGTTGCGGTCGATGTCGGCCAACTCGACGCCGGACAGGTGTTGGTCAAGCCAGCGCAGGTGCGTTTTCGACGTTTCCAGGCTCGGCAGCCCTTCGCGATCGCTGACATATCGGACAACCGCATCGTTCCAGGTGTAGCGGGGCCTGTGGCCGAGCTTCGCCTGGTTCCACAGCTCGACCTTCAGGCGGTCGTAGAACTCCCGGGCCTGCGCTTTGTTGCTGGTGCCAGTGCTGCCTTGTACGACCGGACCGCCACCAGGCGGGGTGAGCCGGTAATACCAGTTGGGACTGCTACTGCGTTTATAGAGCGACATTTTTTAACTTCCTCCTGCTGATCGCCCTGCACAACTCGCGGGATCCATTCTCCGGCGAGGTAGCGCTGCAGGGCAACCGTCGAAAACATCCAGCGCTTGCCGACCTTGCGGCCTGGCAGCTCGCCGGCCTTCGCTTTCAGGCGCACCGTCTCGGGATGCGCGCCGAGTATCACCGCCGCGCCGAGCAGGTCGACCGTGCTCGGCGAGGCCGCGCCCGTGTCTCGCGTGGGGGGAGCACACGCAGCGCAACTAGGGGATTGGGGGATAACGCCGAATCTGCTCATAACTGATTGAATTCGTTGAGTATTACCTGCCCCCATTTGCCCCGAATGAAGCGGGGCGCGCGTTTTGATTCGGGGCACAAAAAATAGGCAGCGTCCGCAACTGAGGGCAAAACGGGCATGACTCGGGGCATTGCGTCCGAGTCGATTCCTTGCCTCTCTTCGTATTCTTTCTTCTTCTTTTTCAATGAATTAGAGAGAGAAGAGAAAGGGGCGACGGCGGCCGACGCCAAAATCGGACTAGGGGCAAAACTGGCATGAGTGGGGGCAAAATCGCCATGCCTCGGGGCAGCACTCGCTTCAAGAATCAATGACTTACGAGCGGTCACCCTCGAAATCCCCGAGTTTTCTGCGCTGCCCGCCCGTTCCCTGTGGAAACAGCGGTCCCGGCGGCCCCCCTCCCTCAAGGGCGGCGTAGTTGCCCGGCCGTTTCGACTTGCGGGGGGGATGGGGGGAAGCGGACAGCACGGCGGCCGTGTGACGACGTGCGCCGATTGCTGCGCGCATCGACGCACGCACCGAAAACCCGAATACAGGGCCGCTACGCGGCCAGAAAGCATGAGGGAAGGGGTACGGCCGCACGGCGGCCGCATCGGCTGAGAGGGCGTCACGCTGTTGCCCCTTGCAGTGCGTCGGTGGCCAGGTCTTCACGGATCGATACGTGCAGGCCGAACGCCGCGAGGCGTTCGAGCGAGATCGGCGTGAGGTAGCGTACGCGGCGCGTGTAGATGCGGCGCTCGACCTCCTTGTCGCCGACGATGACGCCGGCGTGCTTGAGCTGCGCCTTGAACACGCGGTCGGATTTCACGGGCAGGCCGTTCCACTTGTCGCGCAGCGCGCTTGTGTGGGCGATGTGGTCCATCACGTGGCCGGTGTTGATGAGCAGGCAGAACTCGCCGTCGACCGTATCGAAGGTGTACGGGTGCTTGTAGTTGCTGCAGTCCATTTCCGACAGCGCGGTTTCCATGATCCAGACCCACGGTTCGCGATCGGCGCTCGTCTCGGCGATGTGCCCGTTCATTTCGGCGAGCAGGTCGCGCGGGAAGTCCCCTTCGCTCGGGTCCATGCCGGCGAACTCGCACAGGTAGCGCCAGGCGAGCGCGACGGCCGCATAGTTGCCCGCCATCCGCTTCGCGCCGTCGTCCTCGCCGCTCGCGCGGCAGTTGGCCAGCGCCTTGTCGCGCAGCGTCGCGTACTGGTCGGACACGGCGCGCTTGTCCAGGCCGGCGAGGAATTCGAGCCACTGGCGAACCGGGAAGCGCGGCAGGTCGTCCGGCATCAGCGGGCCGCGCTTGCCGGTCAGCGTCGTGCGCACGAGCTTGCCGAGCAGGCTGCGCACGGGCACGTCTTCGCCGGCCAGCATCACGGGCGCACACAACAGGTATTCCGTCATGTCCGTGCCTCGACGCGTCACGGTGTACTGGTAGTTCTCCTGCAACAGCCCGACCGCCTTGTCGATCACGTCCTGCCGGCGGGCGGACAGCTCTTCCCATCCGACCGGGTGGCTCGTGTGGCTGATGCTGGTCACCAGGCGGAACTCGGTCTGCAGCGACTGCCCGGAGAACATCGTGAACGCGAGCGAGCGTTCAAGCCGCTTGATGAGCGTCGACTTACCGGCGCCCTTGTTCGCCTGGATCGTGATGTGCGGCCAGAAGCCGAGCAACGCCTTCAGGTGGCCGCCGAGTGCCCACACGAGCGGGATCGTCGCCGCGTTCTGCTTGAACGTCGCCTGGTACGCGGTAATGACGCGGCGCGCGTCGCTGGCCGGGCCGGTCGGGAAGGTCAGGTTGTGATAGGGGCACTGCTTGTCGGCTTCGGTGAAGTAGCAGTCCGGTCCCTCGTTGACGATCAGACGGCCATCGCGCCAGGCGAGCCCGACGAAGTTCGCCGCCTGGCGTGCGCCGAGGTCGGCGCCGCGCTCCAGGATGTTGACCATGCGCTTGAACGGCGCCGGCGCCCAGATCGGGCCGAACTTGCCCCACTGGTCGACGTTGTGGAGCTGGTCGTCGAGCATCACGCGGCGCACGAGCTGCGCGCCGTGGCGCGGCGCCTGGACCGATACGGCGAAATAGACGGTGGGTGCCTGATCAGCGTCGCCCGTCATCGTCGACGTCGCGCTCGCCACGGACACGCGGCTAATGCCGGCGATGCGGAAGCCGCACAGGTCCGTCATGACGGGCGTTTCGACGCCGCTTTCCTCGTTCTTGTCCATCTTCGTGATGTAGCTGGTGAAGTCCGGCCGCACGCGGAAACGCCAGTACTGCGCGAAGTCGTGCGACGGCAAGAAGATGCGCGGCCGGCCGCGACGCGTGGCGTCGCCGGCGAGGCCGGCGATGAGCCACGGCTCGAGCTGGTCGAGTGCGCGCTGCAGATCGGCCGGGCCGCGCAGTTGCAGGTAGTCGTTCACGTCGTTGATCGGCTTGACGGCTTTCTCGCCGTCCGCGAGGTCGGCGAACCAATTCGCCTGGTCGACGAGCACGGCGCTGATGTTCAGTGCCGTCAACCGTTCGTAGAGCGCCCAGGCAGCTTCTGGCCCGGGCCGGCGGCCGGCGCGCGGGTGGCCGTCCGCGAACGGCTCGTCATTGTCCAGGCAGATCACGACCTGTTTGCCGCGCAGGAACGCGAAGTCGATGCCGTCGACGTTCGCCAGGCCGCGCAGCGCGAGCGCGGCCGCGCCAGGGGTCGCGCAGGTGTCGATCGACAGCGCATTGATCGCGCTTTCGACGATGAACACGCGCTTCGCCTTGTCGAGCCGGCGAGGGTCGGCGGTCCAGCCGTAGCCCGCTTTGTCGCCCTGGGTCTGCGTCTTGACGCCGCCGTTGAGCGCGGGATCGACGTAGCGCATGTCGACGGCGACGACGCGCGCGTCGCCCGGTGCGCGCACGATGAACGCCGCGGCCGGGCCGGCGTGGCCGACTTCGCCGGCGGCGACCTTCGAGCTGGTCCAGGTGTTGAAACCGAGCGAGCGCGCTGCGATCGCCGCGTCGATCGCAGCGGCGGAAATGCCGCGGCCGCCGAGGTATTCGCGCACCTGGTCACGCTCGGCGAAGCACCGATCGGCGATGTATTCGACCGTCGTTTTCTCGCGGCGCTCTGCGGGCGCCTGGCGATCGAGCGGGATGCCGTATGCATCGTGCAGGTAGCGCACCGCGTCGGCGACCGTGCCGCCGCGCGCGTGAATGACCAGGTCGATGCACGAGCCGCCGACGTCGGCGCTATGGTCGCGCCAGCCGGTGCCGTGTTTCGGGTGATTCACGTAGATCGACAGTGACGGGCTTTTGTCGTCGTGCTGCGGCGAGTGGTATAGCGCGCGGTCGCCGCCGCGGCCGCGCTTCAAGCCGAGGCGATCGGCGAGGTCGTGCAGGTCGATGCGTTGTTTCAGTTCGTCGATCGAGGCCATCGTTATTGCTGTTGGTGCAGGGAAAGGGCGGCAGGGTTGCCGGGTGTCGCGGGGCTGTCGACGAGCGCGCGGAGCGCGCCGGCCGACGCGGGGAAGGCAAGCGCAAGGCGATCGCCGAGGACGCTGACGAACAGGGCGAGCGCGGCGATGCGTTGCATGCCGCCGGGTTCATGGTCGAAGCGAAGCACGTCGGCGGCTGCCGCGATGGAAGCCGCGAGCGCGGCATCGTGAGGGATAGTCGTGTGCTTCATGCGGCGGCGCCTCCGAGGATGTCGTGATGGTTCTGTTGCAGGCGCTGAACGGCGTGCTGCAGCTCGTAGCGCGAGGTGATCGCCTGGTCGAGCATGGTGCGCAGGCGCTTGCGGTTGCGTTCGAGATTCGACGTCGCGTTCGCGAGGGCTGCGGTACGCGTCGCGCCGTGGCCGATGCGCATGCCCGATATCAGGTGCGTGACGACGCACTTTTCGGGGTGGCCGTCGTGCAGGTGCGACTCGGTGTGAATACCGAATGCGGCGCCGGCATCGTTCGGGATGACGACGTGATCGCCGGCGACGGTGCGCAGGCCGGCCGAAGTCAGCAGTTCGTAGCGGATGGTGGGCTCGTTCGTCATCGTGTCAGCTCCGCGGCGGCACAGACCAGGCCAGCGCTGCGACCAGGACGACCATTGCGATGACGCCGATCACGAAAGCGATCGGCCGGGCGAGCCGAACGTCGAACAGGCGCAGCACGTCGGCGGCTAGGTAGTAGACGCCGGTGAGAGAAAGGGAAAGCATCAGCAGCACGCCGATGCTGAAAACGTAGGGCTTCATGATGTGGTTCCAGGTGAGTGCGCCGGCGGCCGGCGCGGATGGTTCAGTCGAAGTCGTTCGCGGCGCGGCGCTTCCCGTCGATGGCTGGCAATTCGGACGCGGGTTCTCGATCGCGCCACACGTTCGCCGTGCATTTGAAGGCGTGGCGGGCAGCCGGGCACAAGGCGTCGAAATTCCCGACCATGCGCAGGCGGCGCCACATCGCGCGCAGGTCGAGGTCGGTGAGGGGCGCGCGCATCGGATCAGTGCAGAACGATGGGCGTCAGGACAGGCATGCCGGCGTCGGCGTCCCAATGACAGCCCAACACGTAGCCGAGCCGGCGGGCGGTGCCGACGAACACGAGCGGATCGATGTCGGCGCGCCACAGTGCGCGCAGGTATTCGCGGCGCTTGTCGAGCGACAGGCAAGTCGGATCGAACTGCATCACGACGGCGGTAGAGGCGAGGGTGGCCATGCGATCTCCTTTTTTTGGGCAAAAAAAGCCCCTCGCGCCGGTTAGGCACGATGCGAGGGGAAAACAGGGGAAAGGGGTTTAGGTCGCTAGACGGGCAGTTCGAGCTGCTCGACGAGACGCTCGCGCACGTTTGGTGAGAGCGGCAGGTGTAGCGACAGATTCGGGGTCGCGGACGGCGACAAGGTGCGCGCGAACTCCATGTTCACGATGTAGGTGTGGCCGCACTCGACGTTGTTGCACTGGAAGGTGACTTCCCGGAAGGTCTGGGACATTTCGCGGCTGCTGCGCGCGGTCGCGCGCGTGCGGCAGTGCGGGCAGCGGTTCAGGATTCGCATGTCGGCTTACTCCGGACGAGGTACAAGGCGCGGCCGCGGCCGTTCATCTGCTTGGCAGTGCGGCGAAGGCGGCGCTTGGCGAGCCACTCGACTGTCGCTTCTAGGGAGGGCAGGTCGTGCAAGGTGCGCACGCGTTCCAGCACGTCGCGGTCGGCGTCCGAGAGGGCAATTTCCGTGCTGGTTTCGGGCATCGGTGGAGCTACTCATTGTTGGCGGTTCGGTGCCTTCGCTCAGGCGCCGGCGCGGTCCAGAATCGAGGTGTTGCGTTCGGCGAGTACAGCGGTCGCTTCGCGCATCACGATGTCGCGGATTAGCACGGCGAGTTGCTCGCCCTGGTAGTTCGCGAGCGCCGTGAGAACGGCCTGCTCGTAGTCGTCGAAGCGGACGGTGTGCTTGTTGTTGCGGATGCGCTTGGGATCGGGATACATGCAGGCTCCTCAATTCACGAGCGGGCGGAACGGGAACGTGGGATGGCGCGCAGCTCGCTCGCGCCGATGCGGATCAGCTCGCGCGCCATGCTCGAAATCGAGCGATTGCGCTGCTCAGCGAGCTGTTCGAGCTCGTCGCGTTCCGTGGAAGTGAGCCGGACGTACACGGGCTTGTCCGACAGGGTGCCGCGTGGCGATCGGCGCGGGCCTTTGGCGGTAGTCATGGTCGGTATACTTTGATAGTTAGCCTTGCGTTACGGTTAGGCTAGTGTAATGAGCTCAAACGAGCACGTCAATTAAATTATAGGTTCATATGAACACGATAGGCACGCGTTTGAGGGAAGAGCGCTTGCGGCTCGGACTGAGCCAAGACGAATTTGCAGCGGTAGGGGGCGTGTTACGCCGTGCGCAATCGAATTACGAAGCGGACGAGCGGTCGCCCGACGCGAAGTACCTGAGCGCGGTCGCCGAACTCGGCGTTGACGTGGTTTATGTATTGCGCGGTAGGAGGTCCGCCTCTAGTGAACAAGGCGTCGATGTGGACCCGGGGGACGACGAGCGCTATTTCATCGATTGCTTCCGACAACTCAACGAGACAGGCAAAGCAACCCTGCAGTCGTTTATTGGCAGCGTTCTAAATCAAGCCGTCATGCTCAAGACGGGCACGCCGCAGCGAGCAAAACGCCTGCCGGAAAATCGCCGCGCAGCGCTGGACCAGCGGGCAGCGGAAAACGTGGATCGTGCGATGGCGGAAATCGAGCGTTTGCGCGCCGAGCGGGCTGCGAAGGACGGAAAGAAGTAGTCCGGGCGCGTCGTCGCGCGCGGGCCATTCTTCACACAAACACTGTATATCCATCCAGTATTGGGTTAGCATCCTGAAAGCCGGCGATGCTGGCGACGTGGACGGATTCCGAGGCAACCACGTCGTGTTGAGTGCCGCCGGTCCGTGAACGTGTTTGTGAGGGACCAGAAGAATGAGCATCGACATGAAGCACAACAACGGCTCGGTCGGCGTGTTGACGGCTGCCGATCGTCACGCGGACGCACGCGCCGGAGCAACGGGCGGGATACGATTCCGTTCGGACCTGACTGGAAGCGAGCGCGATGTTGCGCGCGCTGCGATCGACGATGCCATGCAGTCTGTCGGCCAGGTGCTCGAAGTTGCGCTTCAGGCGATGGGAAATCTTCGTGTTGCACGCGCGGCGCTTGGGCGGTGCGACGACGGGCCGCCAATCCGTGCGAATATGAATGATCGCTACAATTCGTAGCTGACCGTCTCCCATAGCAAGCAACCTGAAGCCCGCCGTGTGCGGGCTTTTTACTTTCCGCCTTTCTTGAAATGCGACCGGTGCCGCTCGGTCGTCGGATCGTCGCGCATTTCGAGGTCGAGCCCGGTCGTGAATCCGCCGTCACTGTCGATGGTGTGCGTTGCCTTCTTCACGAGCCACGCGGTTTCGTCGATTTCGGGCTTGAAGCCCGACAGCGTGACCGGCATTTCGGGGAACAGATCGGCGCGGCCGCGCGCGAGCGAATAGCGCATCGTCGCCTGGCTGCGCTGCATTCGCTTGAACTCGGCCTGCGCCGCGGCTCGCGCTTCGGCCTCCGTCGCGTAGTCCTCCGGCAGCACCTTCACATTCTTGTTGTTCTCCCCGCCAACGATGACCGACTTCCGCTTCGCCTTGCCGTTCGAATGGTAGTGCGCGCGCACGGCCGAGTAATTTTCCCGTTCGGACACGTGGTACGCATGCTGGTCGCCGCTCGCGCGCGTCAGATTCAACACCTCGAACGATTTCCCGCTGACGGTCTTGCCGGTGCCGATCGGCGTGAAGAGCAGCCGCAAATCCTTGACGTTCATCACTGCGTCGTAGCGCTTCGCCAGGCGCGTCAGAAACGACATATCGCTTTCGTGCGTCTGGTCGATATGCGCGATCACGATCTTCGCCAACGCGTCGGCGACGGCCGGCGTGAGCTTGTAGCGGGCGGCGATCGCGCGCACGATCGAGCCGATCGTTTGCTTATGCCAGCTCTTCTCACGACGCTCCTGCATACCATTCGACATCGAGGCCGAGCGCGCGCGTACGACGAGCGTATCCGGCGCGCCGTTGTGCTCGAACTCGGTCACGACGAACGTGCCCTTGTCGACGAGCTGCTCGCCGGCCCAGCCGATCGACACCTTGATTTCGTCGCCGCGCTTCGGCAGCGCCAGATCGCCGCGCGAGTCGTCGAGCACCAGGTCGACCGTATCCGCATCATCAGAGCGCGATTCCGTGAGGGTCAGCGATTCGAGCCGCGGCAGGAACCGCCGCGAGATGTCGCGGCCGCCGAGCGTGATGCGGTAGTCGGCCATCGGCTCAACACGTTCGAGCCGATACACGGCTGCGTTCGAGTGTTCGGTCGCGCGCGTCGTCATGCGTTCGGCTCCGCGTTCGCTGCGTCATCGGCATCCGCATCATCGACAAGCGCTGCATCCTGGTCGATGCGCAGCGCATCGTCGTCGACGCATTCGAGCGTCAACGTGAATTCGATCCTGCGCGCTGTGCCTTCGCGGGTGAAGTAACGACGCGTTTCGTCGAGCCCCACGATGAGGTACGCGCCATAGACGGTCCCAAGACCGTCGACCAACACGTACGCTTCGCCGACGTTCGCCATCTGGACGAGCTGGTCGATCGACGCGCTCGTGCCGATTTGATCCGGCGCAATGAGGCCGTCGAGCGTGATGACATCGTCGCCCTGGCCGGTGTACTGGCGAGCATCGCGTGCGCCGATACGCGACTTCTTCGGATGCTTCCAGTTCCGGCGCCGCTTCAGTTCGTGGAAGGGGGCGGTAGTCAGGCTGAACACGAATTGATCCAGCGACAGCAACATGGGACAGATCCTCCGTGAATGTCAGTCGGACAGGCGCGAGCCGGCGCGCGCACGTTGTGCGCGTTCGCGACGATCCAGCTCGGCGGCTACGGCGCGTGCGATCGCGCGCGGATCGTCGCCGGCCTGCGGGTAGATGTTGATGACGATCGGCGCGGGAGCGACGGCCGATGCAGACGACGCTGCAGCCGGACCCGACGCCGCGATCGGCGGCCGCCGGTCGATTGGCACGAGCGGCGCGGCCGTCGACAGCGCGGGCGTACCGAATCCGGTCACGGCGGCCGTCGCGAGCCCGAGCGCCGCGCGCGCGACGCTGCGCTGCTCGCCAGCCATGCCGAGCGCCGCCCCCTCACCGACGAACCCGCCCAGCTCGGCGAACACGCGGCTCGGGCTGTGAATGCCGAGCTTTTCCTTGAACCACGTGACGGTCGAGTTGGCGACGTTCGTGATGGCTTCCTTCACGGCGCCGAGGCCGTTCGTGATGCCGTTGACCAGGCCGGATATCAGGTTGGCCCCGAATTCGGCCATTTTCTCGGCGACCCTGGCGGCCACCACGATGATGTTCGCGAGCCATTCGCCAAAGCCCCGGCCCGCGTTGCTGGCCTTGTCGAGGCTTTCCTTACTGGCGTCGACCGGCCCCAGCAGGCGGGTAATCCAATCCCACACGCCCTTGACGGCATCCATCAGCCAATTGAACGCAGGTTTGAGCGGCTCGAACATCGCGCCGAGCACGCCGAATACGCGGGTGAAAATCGGCGCGAGCGGTTGCAGACCTTCGGTCAACCCCTGCCAGAAGCCCGAGAAAAATGCCTTGATCGGCTCCCAGTATCGAACGATCAGCAGCGCAGCCAGTGCGATACCGGTAATGATGAGGCCGACCGGATTCATGAGCGCGACGCGACCGACGAACATCAGCGTCTGCGCGAGCCCGCCGAGTGCGGCGCCGACGCCGTTGATTGCGCCGACCGCACCGCTTTTGATGAGGCCGCCTGCACCCTTGAGCGCGTCGACCGACATCCCGGCGACGCCGCGGCTGCCGGCATACTGCCTGGCGGCAGTCCAGCGCGAGGCCATTGCCGCGCGCGACGCAGCGGCCTGGGCGGCGACGGCGCGCCATACCTGCGCCGTGTATTGCCGTGCGGCGAGCAGTCCGCTTTTCATCGACGAGGTAGCCGAGCGCCCCCATTGCGCGACGGTCGACACGGCCGCGCGGCCGGCGGCCGGAATGCCTTCGCGCAGCGTCCGCGCGTAGCCGCGCAACGTTGTCCAGGCCGCGCGCGGGGACGACGCCGACCAGGCGGCGGCCAGGGCGGTGCGCATGCGGGCGGCAGTTCCGCGCGCGGCGTTTCCGACAACCGAGAATCGGGACGCGGCCCCCGACAACCGCCCGAAGCCTGCGGCGCTCGCGCTGAGCGTGCGCGCGAGGAAACCGCCCTGGATGCCGAGCGTTGCCATGCTGAAGCGCACGATCGCGAGCGGCCCGAGGATGCCCGCGAGCACGATCGTGAACGTACCCATCACCACGAGCAGCGCGGCGAACGCGGCGAGCACGGACAAAATGACCTTTGCCGCGGCCCCGTGACGCTGGATCAGGCCGATGAGGCCGCCGAGTATTTCGCGCGTCTTGTCCAACGCCGCGTTGTACAGCGGCGCGATGCGCTCGCCGATCTCGCGGCGCAGGTCGCGGGCTTTCGCGAGAAGGTCGTTTTCCTTGCCCTGGGTTTGCAGCGCGCCGAGCTTCGCCGCTTCGTCGATACCGTATGCGCCGCGGTTCAGTTTTTCGTTCTTGTGAATCTGGTCTCGTTGCATATACATGGTCGAGAACAGGTTCGCGGCCGTCCGGTTGGTGAAGATCGTCGAAATCATGTCTTTCACCTTGTCCGGATCGGTGATGCCCTTCTTCGCCATCTGCGGGAGCAACACCTTTTCCAGCCATTCGAGCGGCGACGCCTTGAACAGATCGCCGCCCAGCAGCGCGCCGGGTTTGATCCGTTTGATCATCCCGATCTTGTTGTATTCGACGTTCTTCTTGTCGACCAGGCCGAGATTCATCATCTCCTGCGCCGCGCGCACGGTCGTCTTGCCCTGGTAGACGTTGCTGTACGCGGACATGAGGCCCGTGCCGACGCCGTGGCCGCCCATTTCCTGAATCAGCGGTTCCATCTGGTAATAGAACGCGTCCTGACGCATCTGCTTCGCGGCGACGCCGCCCGTCTGGATGAAGTTGCGCCACTCGTCGCCGCCGACGCGGCCGCCCGTCGCCGACAGCACCTTCTGGACCATGTTCGCTTCGTTCTTGAACGTTGCTTCGTCTTTCGTGCCGCCGCGCAGCTCGATCACCTTCAGCATGTTCATGAATTTCTCTTCGTTCGCGTGTGCGTCTTCCGCCCCGAACAACGCTTCGTTGGCGAACTTCATCTTCGCGAGCGTTGGCATCACCATCTGCGCGTGATGCTCGTCCGCGAAGATCGACAGTGCGTCGCGCATCAGCGTCATGTTGTCGGACGTGCTGACGCCCATCATGTTCATCGCGCGCACGTACTTCTCGGCGTCCTGTGTCGCGTGGTCGCCGAGGCCGAGCGCCGTGATGCGCGCACGCTCGTTCGTCATCTTCTTCGCTTCGTCGAGCGTGCTGCCGAGACCGCCGAGCATGCGCATGCCGGTCGAGCGGGCGGCATATCCGCCGATCGCCATTCCGCCGGCGACGCCCTGCATCGCCTGCATCTTGCCGCGCGCCGCGGCGAGCTTTCTGTCTCGCTCCGTCAGCGCTTCGAGCTGGCGCGTCTGTGCCTGCATCGCGGCCGTCGTCGACGCGATGTTCGAGCGCAGGGTGCGCTCGTGCTGCGCAAGGTTGCGCGTCTCGATACCGGCCTGCGCGAGTCGACCGCGCATCTCGTCGACGGCGGCCGTCTGTTTCTTCTGCTCAGCGCGAAGCCGCGAGGCCGCCTGGCGGGCACGCGCCATGTTGTCGACCATCTGCCGAGTCGGCGGGCCGAACGCGTGCAGTGAGCCGGCGAGCGCCCTCACGTTGGATTGCGCCGCGCCGAGCTTCTTCGTTGTGTCGGCGAGCCCGGCGCGCATCTCGCGGAACGAGGCGACGGCCTTCTGCTGCTTGCCGAGTTCGGCAAGCTCGCCGCGCGTTGCCTTCAACGACTGCGCGAGCCCCTTGTTGCTGTTCAGCATGTTCCGCAGGGGCTTCGTCCAGTTGTCGACCATGTCGAACATGACGCGCAGTTTCAGGGCGTTGTCCATCGTTACTCGTGTCCGCTTCGTATCCGGGCGCGCTCGCGCCAATCCATCAGCTCAGAAAGGGAAAAGTCGTCCATGTCGTGCGGTGTCCAGCCGAACACCGTCGCGACATCGGCCATCGCGTCCTCTACGCGCTCTGGGATTCCATGCTCGCTTTCAGCGCCTTCGGCATCAAAAAACCCGCGAAGATACCCCCCAACGCAACGAGGTCGGCCGGGTCCATCAACGTGACATCCATCTCGGTCAGCGTCGGTGTGCTGATGCGCGGCAGCACTTTGCGCAGCGCGTCCACGTCGAGGTTCACGAGTGCCGCGAGCGACGTGCCGCGCAGCGCACCGGATGACGGCTTCGCGAGGGTCACGTGCGTGATGGTCTGTTCGCCGCGCACGATCGGCGTGTCGAACGTGTGCGTGTTGGCGGTGATCGCGTTGAGTACGGCGCCGCCGGTAGGGGTGTCGTTGGTGTCGAGGGTCGTCATGTTGTGTGTCCTGATGATGATCTATAGGTATGCCCGCGGCAGACGCGGGCGAAGTGTTACAGGCCGATCGCCTGGCGCAGACCTGCGAGCAAGTCGTTGCCGTTGATCTTCTCGATCATGTTGATGAAATCCATCTCGATCAGCTCCTGGCCGTTGATGGACAGCTTGTAGTAGCTGGCGGCGGTCGTGACCTTGAAATCGGTGTCTTCCTTCGGCTTGCCGGAACCCATGTCGATTTCCTTGTGTCGGCCGCGCACGACGATTTCGACCGAATCGTAGGTCTTCGAATCCTCGCGCTGGTAGCCGCCCGAGAAACGGAGCTGCACGCCGTCGTGCGTGGTGATGCCGTACATGCGAACGACATCCTCCATGAAGCCGCCGCACGTCCATTCGAGCTGGATCGCCTCCTGGCCGAAGTCGATCGGGATCGGGCCGCTCATGCCGCCGCCCTGGTAATCCTCCATCTTTCGCGACAGCTTCGGGAGCTGGATTTCCTTCGTCTCGCCGACGAAGTTGGTGCCGTTGTGAAACAGGTTGAAGCCTTTCAGCTTGCGGGGCATGCCCATGTGTGTGACTCCTGGTTAGGCCGACACGCGCGAGGCGAAATCGGCGAGATAGCGATCGGTGATGCGCTGGCGCAGCTTCAGGTTTTCGAGCGGCGGGACCGGCGTGTAGTCGTAGTCGATCCACGTGCCGCCCGACGTCAGCTCGTCGGTCGTGTTCGGTTCCGGGTCGTACCAGGCGCCGCCGCCGATCAGTTCGCCGACCGAGACTTCGCGGCGGAACCACGCGTTGATGTTCTCGATGATGTCGCGCGCGAGCGACGGATTAAGCGGCCCGTCGACGACGCCCATTTGCGCTTCGGCAATCGTGTCGGCGATCACCTGTGCCGAACGCGTGTAGTTTTCGAAGAAGAACTTGCCGTCCGCGTCGCAGGTGCGCGAGCCCCAGAATCGGAAGCCGTTCCGGTTGACGAGCGTAGTGACCTGGTTCTCGTTCAGATAGCCAGCGTCCGTCGCCGGGTCTTGCAAATCCCACGACACGTCCGCGCTGATGCCGGTCACGCCGTTGACGACGACGTTCGACAGCGTCTTGTGCCAGCCGATGTCGTTGTCGAGCTTCGCGCGCAGGCCCGCCGCGATCGCCGGCGCCGGGATGGCGACGGCCGAGTTCGTCACGTCGTCCCAGCCGAGCCAATCCGGCCAGATCACCATGATTTCGCGCTGACCGAACTGCTTGCGGTACGCGACCGCCTCTTCCTTCGTCTTGCAGCCGTGCGCGGCGACGTACACCATCGCGCGCAGCGATTGCGCAATCGTCGCGAATGCCGCGGCGACGGGCTGCGTATCGAGGCCCGGCGCGACCAGGATGCGCGGCTTCACGGCGAGCTTCCCCTGCGCGGCCAGCAGCGCCTTCATGCCGGTGTATTTGCCGTCCGGCGTGACGGTGCCGATGACGTTCGAGGTCGTCTCGGCTTCGTCCTTTCCGTCCGCGACGCGCACAACGATGGTGACGGGCTTCGTCTGCTTGCCGATCGCGTCGAGCGTGCGGCGCAGCGTGCCCTTAGTGCCGGCTTTGCCGAGTGCGGCGATGACGTTCGTCAGTAGCACCGGCGTGTCGAGCGGGAACGTCGTCGGGTCGGCGTCGGCACCAGTGCAGACGATGCCGAGCACGGCCGTGGAGACGGTGCGGATCGGCCGGCCGCCTTCATTGATTTCGATGACGCGTACGCCGTGGTGGTAATCCTGCGGCATGGTGTGCAGCTCCTATAGATACAGGTGAGGGAAAACGGGAGAGCCCGTTGTCAGGTCGATGCGACGGGGGCCGGCTCTTTCGGGTCAGCCGGCGCGGTCGGCGCAACGTATGGCGCGGGCGTCGCGGGCCACGCCACGGCGTTCGGAAACGTGTCGCCGTTGATCGCGGACACGAGCGCCATCTGGTACGCGGACCAAGCTTTGAAGTAGTAGGTGCCTTCGTCGTCGAGCAGGCCGGCGGCATACGCGTCGGCTTTGCCCGCGTTCGCACGGCGAGCGATTTCCATCAGCCGTTCGAACTCGGCCATCGCGGCGTCGCGCTTCTCGCGCTCGATCAGCTCGGGCGGGACCGTCCACGCGCCGTCGATCCATGCATGGCGCGGCGACGGTCGCGGCTCGGTCGTCAGCTCCAGATCGTCGGGCGTCTTGCCTGCGATCGCGATTTCGACGGGCTCGCCGGTGTCGGTGCGGTAGCAGACGCGCCCACGGAAGTCCGGCAGCAGGAACCACGCGCCGTCACGATAGAACGGCCAGGTCGTCGGCGTGCGCGGCGGCGGTGCGTCGAGCGTGGCGGACGATGGAATGAGCCAGCGGCCGTCGTTGCGTGGATCGGCGTCGGGCTGGCTGCTGCTCAGGTATTCGCCGGTCGACGGGCTGTAGTGGTGAATCAGCATGTTTCGAGGTCCGTAAGTTAGTAGGCGCGGATCATGGCGAGCATCGCGACGTTGCGCGGCCGCGCTTCGTTGCCGCCGTCCGCGTTGACGGTGATGCCGTGGCTGTGCCGGCCGGCGCCGCCGATCCCGACGTTGTGACCGTGCTCGCCCGTGGCGTCGATCCAGATACCGGTCCCGGAACCTTCGGTGCCGTGCATGTCCTGGCGGTCCCAGTTGTACGGCCCCCAGCCCTGGCCGTAGGAGGTTGCGACCACGCCGACGCGGCCCATGCGCACGCTGTGAGCGTGGCCGGGATCGTGAAGTGGGTGATTGTGATGTCCCTGTACATCGGTCCAGGCCGAATGCGAGTGGTCGCCGACTTCGCTGGCGCTTGCGCCGTGCGCGTGCGAGCGGTTCTGGTCGCTCTGAAACGAGCCGATTGCTCGCTTCGAGTCGATGTCATCGCGACCGTCGGCCCAGCACCGCAGGAACTCGCCGCGCATCTCGGGCAGGCGGAATGTCGTCGCACCGTCACCGGTCGAGAAACAACCCCAGCGACCGTTATTCCATTCGGCTTCGGACACGAGCGCGCCGCTCGCCTGGGCGTATGCCCACAGTGCCGGATAGTCGGCGCGATTCACGACGACGCCGTTGGCTTTCAGGAATCCAGCCCGCGCCAGCGTGCGGGGTTCGAAGACAATCTGGCCGACCGTCACTGTAGAAATGGCGGACAGAACCCATTCCGTCGTCGCGAAGCGTGTCGAGCGATCGCCCTGTGGGGGCGTTGGGCCTTGGACCGGTTTTTCGAAATTCGTTCCGTTCGGAGTAAACGTCACCTGGGGGAGCGAGTTGCACGTGATCCCGAACGAGCCATCGGCGATGTGATACAAGCCCGTGTCCGGCGCTCCGTCGTTTTGGAACGTGAGAGAAGGCGACCCGGCGCTACCTTCTGACAGAAAAATGCGCTTGCCTGGATCGAACCACACGTCCGCAGCCATCGTTCCGCCTTTCAGGCGATCGAGCGGCGTCACGTTTCCGGTGTGCCAGACCGGCTTGCCGTTGATGCGGAAGGTGTGGTCGTCAAAGAAATACTGGAACGCGTCGGCTTTGCCCCACCAACCAATCGACTGGGCGTTGCAGTAGAAGTACCCATCGGTGGGGCCGAGGCGCAACCGTGCTTCCTCGGCGGAGCGCCCGACCGAAAGCTCGCCGCGCACGGCTGTGTCTCCCCCGAGCAACGTACCCGAACCCGTGTCGTCGATCGTGACGCGACCAGTGGCGAAATTCAGTGTGAACGGGCGGAATCCGTTGAACATGCCTTCCGGATCGCCCTTCACCGTCGACAGCAGATAGAAATTTGTGCCGTCGTTGCGCAGGAACGCGCCGAAATCGCCGCAAGTTGTCCGGAAATTCGCACCACCGGCATCAAGTTCACGCGAGGTCACGCCACCCTTGACGGCGACATTTCCACCCGCCTGAATGACATTTCGACCGTCATCGGACACGTCGCCGACGAGCAGGCGCTTCGTGAGCGAAAACACAAGCGTGCTGCGATTGACGCGAAACACCGAGAACTGGGTGACGCCGTCGTCAGCGAACGCGTTCAATCCGAAATCGTTGCCCGCATTGCCGCCCGTCGCGGCACCTTCCCGCTTGAACAGCGACCACCGCACCTTGCCGCCATCGGCAAAGAACAGCGTCGAGAAGCTGCCGGCCCCGCCGTCAATCGAAACGGCCTTCGAATAGCTGGTGCCTTCGGTGACGGTGTTGCCGCCGACGAGCAGCCGCGAGCTGCCGTCGTCGTTCTTGACGTCGCCGACGAATACGCGGCCGCCGTACGTGATGCGCACGGCCCGCGCCTGGTTGGCGTCGGTCTGTGCGTCGTTGCCGGTCTTGTTGAGCCAGATATCGAGGTACTCGCGCCCCCACGCACCACCGTCGAATCCCGAACGAAGGGTCGCGATCAGACGCGTGCCGGTGTCGACGTTGTTGCCGCCGAACGTGCCGTACAGGCGAACGCGGCCCTCGCGGCCAGTCTTACCTGACGGTGGACGAACGGTGACGTGCGCGGTGTCCGGACCCGCGTCGAACTCCGCGACGACGGGGCCGGTGAATTTCGCGCCAGTCAGCGCGGCATACCGAGCCGCGGCCGTTTTCGGCGTGACGATGCGCGTATCGTCCGCGCCTGCGTCGACTTCGGCCTGCGTCGCGAGTTCGGCAACGCCCTTGCGCTCGGTCGTGGCCGGCGGGTTCAGGAACGTGGCCGGGCCGAATTGAAGCTGCGCCGCATCGATCGACGTGAACACGATGTCGCTCGCGAGCAGCAACATGGCGGCCGGCGACTTTTCGAGGATCGGCGTGTTCTGCACGTAGACGCCGAACAGCACGCCGTTGTCCAGGTACAGGCCGTACGCGTACAGCGAATACTGGTCGTTCGTATCGTCCTGGATGACGACGTGTACGGTGTCCGGCGCGACGTTTTCGCCGCCGAACGTCGTCACGCGCTTGCGCTCGCTCGGCAGGGTCTTCATGCCCTTGTCGAATGCGAACGCCGCGGTGCCGAGGCCGATTTCGACGACTCGGCGTGCGACGGTGCCGGTGTTGCCCGTTGCGACGAGTGCTGCGCGGCCGGCGTCGGTAATTTGGATCAGGTTCCCAGCCATGTTCAGGTATCCGAGAGGGACAGACGGCAATAGACCGCGACGCGCGCGCCGGCGCCGACGCGCTGCGTGCCGGTCGCGCCAAAGCCCTGCTTGAAGGTGTAGTGCGCGGTACCGCGCTTCGCGCGATCGACTTCCGCGCGGATGTCGGCGACGTATTCAGCGGTCGCGGGCACGCCGTCACGGCTGCCGACTGTCAGCACGATGTCGAACGTTCCGGGCCGGCCGCGCGGAGTCATCTCGAACCATTCGCGCATCGCAACGTTCGCGCCGAACGATGCGCAGACCTGGCGCACGGCTTCGGCCGTGCCCTTGATGCGAGCGATGCGGATCGCGGTTTTCACGCGCGCGCGCTTGACCTGCTCGGGCCAGTAGTCTTTCCAGGTCTCGACGCCGACGTGCCAGGCGAGCCACGGCAGGAACGCCAGCGGGATCGCGTCCGGGTCCATCAGCGTGCCGATGTCGACCGGGATGCCGCTGATTCGCGCGTTGGTCTCGGCCAAGCGCCGCTCGAGCGCGGTCGCGTTCGGGGGCAGCAACGAGGGCATCGGCTTATTCATCCGCGACCCCGCCGTCGATCAGCTCGATTCCTGTGCAGTAGGGCGCCTGCTCGCCCGTCACGGCGACGCCGCCGGCCGGCGAGTCGAGCAATACCTTCTGCACGCCCGCCACGCGCATTGCCGCGTGCAGGCCGTCGACCGTCACTTCCATGCCGATGCGGTGCATGTCGGCGGCAAACTTCGCCGTGCGCTTGTTCGCTTCCGCGAGCGCGACCGCGCGATCCGGGCCGGAGAAGAATCGCAGCGTCGAGCGGATCGCGTAGCGCACGATTTTTGCGCTTTGCACGATCACTTCATCGGTCTGCGGCCGCTTGCCTTCCAGATTCTTCTTCACGATCCCGATCAGCTCGGCGCTCGCGGTGCCGTCACCTTCGCGCGACAGGATCGTGACGACCATCACGCACGGTTCCGGGCTGAACGCGGCGGCGGACAGCACGCGGCCATCGGCCGAACGCGCATGGAACACGTACGCTTCTTCAGGACCGGCGACGGAGAAGCCGCGCGGCGCGAGCTGCACGCGCTCGCGCAGGCTGTCGTCGTCTTCGTAGACCGGATCTACGCCGTTTTCAGGATCGCCGGCCGAGATGACCAGACGCTCTACCTCGAAGAGAGCGGCGATGTGTTCGAGCGTCGTGCCGCGTGCATATGCGAGCAGGATGCCGCGGGCCTTGTCGTTGATGAGCTGACGCAGCAGCACTTCGCGATAGGCGTTTTCCTGCAACGATCGCGTCAACGGTTCGGATTCGAGCGCGAGCGTCGCGGCGATCTCGGCGCGTTGGTCGGCCGGGTATAAGGAAATGAGCCGCGCCTTGCGTTCAGCAAAGACCGTTTCGAAGTCGAGCGGGTCGACGATATCGGGCGCCGGCAGTTGCGACAGGTCGATCGGGGTCGTTCTCATGCGCCGACTCCGTTCGACACGGGCACGCGCAGCGATACGGGCTCGTCGCGCTCGTCGGTCCATCCTTCGATGTCGACGAGCTGCTGGCCGGCGACCGCCTCGTCGGTATCCGCCACGAGCTGCACGCGGGTGACGGTCAGACGCGGCTCCCAGCGCATCAGCGCAGTCGCGGCGGCCGCATACAGACGAATGCGTGTCGCGCCATTGGTCGGCGCGTCGATCAGGTCGGGCAATTCCGAGCCGAACGAACGGCGCTGGATGCACGAGCCGAGCGGGGTCGTCAGAATCCGGCCGACCGACTGCGACAGGTGGTCGATGCCCGAAATCGCGCGACCGGTAACGGCGTTCATGCCCTTCATGCGCCACCCCGGATCGGCTTCGACGTAACGGCGAACTCGCCCTGTGCCTGGTGCGGGTGATTAATGAGGCTGACGCCGCCGGCGCGCACGTCGCCGGTGAGGTCTGCACTGCCGTCGATCTTCATCACGGCGCCGCCGTCGCCGCCCTTGCCAGTCATACCGGCTTCGAACGTCAGCGGGCCTTTCACGGTCAGCGATTTCGTCACGGTCGCGTCACCGTCGAGCAGGATGCTTTCGGCTTGTACCGTCGCGTCCTTCGTCTGCACGACGACGGCGCCCGGTGCGACAACGCGCACGATCGCGCCCGCTGGCAGCTCGGCCGTCAGCGCGTGCGCCGCATGGTCGTAGCTGACGCGCGCGCCGTCCGCGTAGATGCGGGTGTGGGTGTTCGGGGAGTTGTCCGGTGCCGGCGCGGCGTCCGAGTAGATGCCGCGCAGGGCGACGGCCTGCGCGAAGTCGCCCATCGGACCGAGCAGCACGACCTGTTCACCCTTCGTCGGCGGAAGCCATTCGCGCGTGTTGCCGGCCGCTGGCGTGAGCCAGGGAATCCAGTTGGTTTGCAGGCCGTCGTCGGCGGATTCGCCGACCGCGACGCGACAGAGGCCTGTGCCGTAGTCGACATCGAGAATCGAGCCCTTGCGCACGGCGTTGCGTGCCTGCCGTTGAATTTCGTTCGCATCCATGCCGACCATGTTGCCGGCCGTCCTCGCGTGACGCGAGCGAATGCAAATGTCGTGCTCGCGGGTACAGCATGCTCGTCGCGCGCGCGAGCAAACGTGCGTCGACAATCGTTATTGCTCGCTCGATGACGTGCCTCGCACACGTCGCGAGCGTCCCTTTCACGCTGCCTCTGACCCATGACGATTCACATTTCCGACGCCGCGCCCGCGGCCGACATTGCCCCAATGCTCAACCAGCTTCATCGTGTCGATGCACTCGCATTGGCGCGCACACTGCGGGATCAGTCCGTCGACCTGGTGTTCACCGATCCCCCGTACGCATCGGGCGGCCTGCACCTGTCCGCACGAACGCGCGCGCCGAGCCAGAAGTACATCAACAGCGACACGAAGGCGATCTATACCGACTTCGAAGGCGACAACATGGATCAACGCGCCTGGGCGTTCTGGTGCCACGCCTGGCTGACCGAATGCCGCCGTGCGATGAAACCCGGCGCGCTGCTCGTTTGCTTCATCGACTGGCGCCAGCTCGCGACGTTGACGGATGTAGTGCAGGCGGCTGGCCTGACGCTGCGCGGCATCGCCGTATGGGACAAAACGCCTGGTCGTACGCGGCCGCGTCGAGGTGGGTTCGCGCAACAGGCCGAATTCATCGTATGGGCGAGTCGCGGGCCGATGAACGATAGCGACGTGTACCTGCCTGGCGTGTTTCCGACGCGCTTGGCGCTGCCGAAGCAACACGTCACTGAAAAGCCGATCGAGCTGGCGCGCGACGTGGTGCGCCTGGTGCCCGATGGCGGCGTTGTGTGCGACCTGTTCGCCGGTTCCGGGACGTTCCTGGTCGCCGCGCGCGAAGCTGGCCTGCAGTGGGTCGGATGTGAGACGAGCCAGGCGTATCACGCGATCGCGTCGACGCGCCTGGCTGCTGTGAGCGATTCAGCGGTTGAGGTAGCGTAGCAGCCGGTCGCGCACCAGTTCGCGGTCGGCCGAGCTGAAGCCGAGCACGACGCGAACCGGATACTGTACGAGCGGGCCGCCGGGTTCCACGGGGGCCTTCTGGCCCTCCTGATGAACGCGCACGATGCGCGACAGGCGGTCGTCGAACCCGATCGTGAGCCCCGTGTCGTCGACATCGATCCGCAGATAGCGGGCGGTGCGCAGCTTGCGAAACATCGCCTGCCGCTTGATGCGGCCCACCTTGGTGCGCAAGCCCTTGCCGCCTTTCTTGATCTTGCGCGGTACGTACGCGCTACCGTCTGGATTTTGCTGCGCGGCGACGCGCGACTGCTGCGCGCGGCGCATATCGCGCCCCAGCTCGCGGAATAGTCGCCGACGAGCTGCCGGCGCCAGCTTCGCGAGCAGCCCGCCGGCCCACTTCTCAAGTGCACGTAGATCGTCGTCCATCACACCACCCAATGTTCGTCCGCGTCGTCGACGTGTTCGACCGTGCGGCGGCCGTCGTCGTCCGTACCGACCACAACGCTTTCCGTGAGTTTCAGCTTGATCGCGAGGTCGACGGCATCGTTGGCGAGGATGTCGGCGATGAACGTCATCCCATCGCGGCGCTGGTCGGCGTTGGTCACGAGGTCGGGCTGGTTTGCGCGCGCCCATTCGACGACGGCGATCATCACGTCGTCGGCGCTGCCGATGAAGTCGCGGATGAGAATCTCGCACTCGTACCGGTATTCGAACGACGGCGTGCGTGTGCCCGTCGCGACAATGTGGCCGTCGTTGATGAAGACGACGAGCAGGTCGGGCGCAGCGGCGAGCTGCGGAAGCGCCGCGACGAGCGCGGCGCGCAGGCTGTTCGGTTTAATCATGGGCGGCCGCCTGCGGATTCGTCTGACTGCGCGCCTGGCACGCGGCCACCATGTCGACTTCGGCCGCACAGCGCGCCCATGCCGCCCGCGCGACGGTCAGCGCTTCGCTCAGATCACCGTTCGTCTGCGGGTGAGCTGCCGGCAGCGTGCACCGGGTCACCGTCGCGCACGCGTTGAGCGTAATCGTCGGCGCCGGTGAGGGCGGGGCTGCTGTGCAGGCGCATAACGTCGTCAGGCAGGCGAGCAGCAGCCCACGCGCGAACGGCTTCATTCTCATCGATGAGTCTCCGGAGTTGCGATTGATACGCGGCGAGCGTCGCGTCGACCGCGCCGCGTGTGCGGTCGAGCTGTGCGCGCTGCTGGTCTTTCTCGCGGGCATCCGTGAGCAGCCGGCCGATGATCGCGTCACGCGCGCCTACGTCCTGTTTCGCCTGGCGGGCGGCATCCTGCGCCGTGGCGAGGCGTCCCTGCAGCGCGCGCACATACTGCGCGCTGGCGACCGCCACGACGAGCGCCGCGAGCGCCAGCCAGAAGCGAAGGCCCGGCACGCTCACGCGGCCGCCTTCGCGCCGGCGTAGCGCTCGTACGCCTGGGCGAGCTTCGCGTCGTAGAGGTTGCGGGCGTAGTCCGGGCCGTTGTAGCCCTTCGCGAACGCCGCCCACTTCCGGTTCTTCAGGGCGGACAGCAGCGACGAGTCGGCCGCGACGAAGCGCACGAACCCGTCGAGCTGGTCGCCCTCGCTCGTCTCCATCCGCGCGACGAACTCGTCGATGCTCGCGTAGCCGAGGCGCTTCCAGTGGTAGCCCATCACCTGGAACGCGCCCCAACTCGCCGATTCGTATGCCGATGCCGCGTGGATGCGCGCGGCGGTGTCGAGCCGGACATATTCGGCGCTGCCGCCCTGGTAGCCGCCCGCCTTCTGGCTGACGACGTTCGGAGACTGCGCCGCATACCGTGCGGCATCGTCCGCGCCGATGCTGTCGACGAGCTGCCGATACATGACGTGCCGCTCGAACAGGATCACGGGCCGTCCGTCCGCCAGAAAGCCAGAGCCGCGCGACTCCACTTCGTTGACGGCGCGCACGCATGCGGGCGACACGCCGAGCTTGTCCGCGGCGCGCGCGATGTCCGCTTCGGTCAGGTGTTTGCGGTCGCGCTGGCCGGCCGACAGTACGGCATACGTGTTCGGGCCGGCGATGCCGTCGACGACGATCCCGGCGGCGACCTGGAGCGCCTTCACGGCCTGCTCGGTCGCTTCGTCGTACAGGTGGGACACATCGAGCGCGTAGCCGGCGCGTACGAGACGTTGCTGCAGCAGGCCGACTTCGGCGCCGCGGTCGTTGAAGCGGAGAATATTCATGATTCGGTGCTCCGGAGAAGGCGCGCGACGTTCCCGCGCGCGAGGTAGACGAACAGGGCCAGCATCACGGCCTGCACGGCCTGGAAGAAGCCGACCGGCTTCGGGTGGATGAGTAGCTCGATTGCCGATCCGCCGGAAATCGCGACGATCAGCCAGGCCGTCCAGGCAACGTGCGAACGGTGCCGCGCGCCGTTCTTCCGGTAGGTCAGCACGCGCAGGATGACGGCGAGGTGCGCGGCGAGTGCGACCAGGGCAAACGACAGGTGCATGTCATTTCCCCCTGCGGATCAGCGCGCCGAAGTCGATGTCCTTCACGCGCTCCATCAGCGTCAGCGTGACCGTGATGACGAGCGCAGCGGCGAAGAACGCGGCGACGCCCGACGAGCGGACCGGCGCGAGGTGGGTGATTTCCGGCGCGGCCAGATAGCCCATCACGAGCGAGATGAGCATGTATGCGGCGCGCCGGCCGATGCCGAGGTCTTTCGACGTGACGACGACGAGCGCGGCGCCCGCGAACGCGCCGATCAGCGCGTCGCCGTCGATGCCCGGCGCGATGCCGGCCAGGCCGATCGCGGCGGCCAGCGCTGCGGCGGTAGTGGTGTTCGGTTCTGCCATTCGGACAATTCCAGGTCAGTCAAACAGTTGCAGGAGGGGCTTCGTCTGCTCGATCGTGTCCAGCTCAGGCATGTCGACGACGGTTCCCATCGGCAACACGACGCCCAGCTCGGCGAGGCCGGGATTCGCTTCCAGGACCGCTTCGACGGTGCCGGCAGTGCTGGCGTAGTGGCGCCAGCAAAGGGCGTCGAGCGTTTCACCCTGAAGCGTGGAGACTTTCATCAGATCAGCTCAACCGTCGAGCGCGCGACGCCCAGGATGTCGCTGATGGCCCATCGCGCGTTGCGGCGCGACTCGTCGACGGTCGCGGCCAGCTCGGCCGCCACCTGGCCGCCGCTCTTCGTCGAGTCGAAGCCGCGGTATTTCTCGGTCACATCCGCATGCGCCAGGTGGTAGACGGCGCGCCGGTAACGGAACACGTGCACGGATTCGCCGTCGACGCGCTCGGCCGGCACGTCGGCGAGTGATGCGGCGCCCGCTGCCCGCTGCCGGGTGCGCCATGCGGCCAGCTCGTCGTTGACGGTCAGCATGGCGTCGCGCGCGGCGTGGTGCAGGCGCTCGCGTGTCACGGTGCCGTCCAGGCGCATCGCGTCGCGCAGCGCCGACGGGTCGATGTCCGGGAAGAAACCGTCGTTCGTCAGCGTGCCGTCGATCGGCGACGCGGCGACGGAAGGCGCAGCAGTGGCAACGAAACTGTTCATGGTTGATTCGGGGTGTGATGGCGGTGGACCGAAGGTCAGGGCCTGTGTCCGTCAGGCGTTGGGCCTTGCCTTCGGTGCCGCCATGCCGGGGTGGGCTCTTTACGTGCCTTCGGTGCCGTCGCCCGGACGGCCCGTGGCTTCGATCAGCTTTGAGAGCCGATCGATGTCTTTTTTCACGCCGACGCGATCGTTCAACGACAGCGCGCGGCGCAGATAGTCGAGGGCGCGCGGCGGATCGGCTTCCTGTACGGCATAGCCGAGCGCCTTGCACAGCTTCGCGCGCACCTGGTCGTGCATGTCCGCGTCGGCCGTCAGCTCGTCGACCAGTTCGAGGCTGGCAGCGTCGAATGTGCTGCGTTCCAGGAACGCGGCCAGCGCGGCATCGGCGAACTGCTCGGCGACGACTGACGCGAGCGACCGTTCGAACTGGTCGGGTAGCGCGAGGCCGTGCGTGAGCGCGTACGCGGCGATCGCGAGCGCACCGTCGTAGTCGCCGGCGTCGATGCGCCAGACCATGACCGTCACGAGCACGTCGTCCTGTGCGCCACGGCCGCCATTCAACACGCCCGCCACATAGTCGGCGTACTCCGGCAGCAGCTTTCGCTTCAGTTCGACCTTGCGGGCGACCGACTGCACGCCCTTCAGGGCGCGGCGGTCGGCCGCGAGCTTCGCGAGCATCAGCTCGTATGGCGTCGCACCGGCCATCGTCTGACCGGGCGCCGTCGCGGCCGCCGCGCGGGCGGCCGACACGCGCGCGAAGTGCGCGCGAGCGGGCGTGTTGATCGTCATGCCGGCACCAGTTCGATGTTTTCCGCGACGCAGCCGCAACCGAAGTCTTCGACGACATACGCGTCGTTCGACGATTCGTAGTTCTCGATTTGGTCGCGCTTCGGGTTGTCGATCAGCGAGCGACGGCGTGCACCTTCCTGGAAGTAGATCGACAGGTTTTCCAGCTTCGTCACCATCATCGCGCGCTTCGGGAAGAACGGCACCCGCACGGCCGGCAGGTTGCCGATGCGCTTCTGGCTGACGATCAGGTCGGCCGCGAGCTGCTCGGTCGGTGCCTGCGTCGTGTTGACGATCGGGAAATACTTGTCGTGCAGCAGCTCGCGGCCGCAGATCACGACGAGGCCCGTATCTTCCTGGAACCACGGGTCGATCATCGACGACACGATGTCCATCACGAGCGCGTCGAGGTTCACATAGTCGCCGCCCTTACCGACGAGCACCTTGCCGGCTTCCTTCGCACCTTCATGCAGCACGCGGTGCCCTGCGCGGTCGCGATACTGTTGCAGCCAGCCGATGTTCACATCCTGCAACAGCGGGTTCGCTGCTTTGTCCGTCGACAGTGCCGCCTTAACGCCGTTCCAGCCGATCATGATCCGGTCGAGCGCGGACTGGTTGAGGATCACATTGCGGATGCGTTGCTGGAAGTCGGGGAATTTCGCCCAGGCGTCGAGCTTGCGGTACGTAATGGCCGTGTCGTAGTCGGTCTTCTCGCAGCGGTAGCGGTTGCTGTCCAGCGCCGTCGGGTCGATCGGCTGACGCTCGGCCTTCGTCGTGTCGGTGCGGCTTGCGATCGGACCGGATACCGACAGGCCGAGCTTTTCGCCTTCCAGCTCGGTCACGGGCAGAACGTTGATGCTCTTCAGGAATGCGCTCGATTCCTGCATTTTGGTTTCGAGCGTTTGCTGGACGGACGGCTGGACGGCGAATTTCTGCGATACGTCGTCGGTGTCATTCAGCTTGGCGATTTGCGCGGCGTACTTTCGATACGCCTGGCGCGTTTCCTTCTTCATGAGTTGGGTTCTCCGGGGTGTGAGCGTGGAAGGAATCAGCAGTCGGTCACGAGCTCGCCGGTCGAACCGGTCGACGGCTGGCGCCGTGGTGCGCCGTTATCGGTGGACGACAGCTTCGCGGTCAGTGCTTCGACGGCGGCGACCGCTTCGTCGGCACGCTTCTTCGCGGCGACCGCGTCTTGCTGCGCGGCGGTGAGGTCGACGCGCAGCGCGGCGACATCGCGGCCCTGCTGACTCGCGAAACTGGCGATCTCTTCGACTGCGTGGCGCACGTCAGCATCACGTTGATCGTCCGTCGAGCGATTGCGCGCGAACATGCCTTTGACGATGGAGAGCAGGCTCGTCGATTCGGGTTCGCCTTCGAACTCGATCGACGTTTCGCACGCGGCCGAGAACAGGTTGTTCGAACGACGCGCCGCGAATTGCAGTGCTTCGGTGCCGAGGCTCGCCGGGTCGTCGGTCGCGGCCAGGCCGACCAGATACGCTTCGCCGATGTCGGCGAAGTCGGGGTTGACTTCGATCGACGTGAAAACCTTCTGGCGCTTCTTCGACAGCGCGACCAGCTCGTCGGTCGGGTCGAGCTGCGCGTACAGCCCCATCTTGCCTTTCAGCGGGCCGTCTTCGATCTCGGATGCCTTCAGCGCGATTACATCGCCGTATGCGCCGAACGGGTTGGTGGGCGAGAGCGGCGCCCATCCCTTCAGGTGCTCGATGTTCAGGCGCGCGCCGTACAGTTCCCGGTTGTAGTTCTTCGCCATCTGCGTGAGCCATTCGCGCTTGATCTCGCGACCGTCGACAGTCGCGCCTTCGACCGCGACGCGGAAAAACTTGGTTTTGTTGGTTGCCATAGAGAGAGGTCGAACCGTGGGTCAGTGAATGTGGTTCTCATGTTCGACCTTCACGCGCCACGGCTCAACGAGCGGTGTGTGTTGCTCGCATGGGTACGTAGTGCTCCGCGTGATCGCGCGCGCGCGTCGCCCTACGCTTGCCGCATGCTTGAAACGACAGATCCAATTCAACGCGAAGCGAACGTGCGACAGATCGCGCGTTCGCTCTACTGGCAAGGCTGGCGCATCTCGTCGATCGCGCGGCATCTCGAACTGAAGCCCGCGACCGTGGCGTCATGGTGCCGTCGCGACAAATGGAAAGACGCGACGCCGATCGAGCGCATCGAGGCGGCGGCCGAAACGCGCCTGATGGTCCTGATTGCGAAGGACAAGAAGGACGGCGCGGACTACAAGGAAATCGACCTGCTCGGCCGACAGATCGAGCGGCTCGCGCGTGTGCAGAAATACGGGGAGACGGGGAAGGAAAGCGACCTGAACCCGAACATTGCCGCGCGCAATGCCGGGCCGAAGCGCAAGCCGCCGAAAAACGAAATCAGCGAGGAACAGGAAGAGCGGATCGTGAAGGCGTTCCGCGAATCGCTGTTCGACTACCAGAAGGTTTGGTATCGCAACGGCGATCAGCAGACGCGCAATATCCTGAAGTCACGGCAGATCGGCGCGACCTGGTATTTCGCACGCGAGGCGTTCGTCGACGCGCTCGATACCGGCCGCAATCAGATTTTTCTGTCGGCCAGCAAAGCACAGGCGCATGTCTTCAAACAGTACATCGTGCAGTTCGCGCGTGACGTGGCCGACGTTGAGCTGACGGGCGATCCGATCATTCTGCCGAACGGGGCGACGCTGTACTTCCTGGGGACGAACTCGCGCACCGCGCAGTCGTATCACGGCAACCTGTACTTCGACGAATATTTCTGGGTGCCGAAGTTCCGCGAGCTGAATACCGTTGCGTCGGGCATGGCGATGCACAAACGTTGGCGGCTGACCTACTTCAGCACGCCGTCGAGTACCGCCCATGAAGCCTACGCGTTCTGGAGCGGTGCCGATGCGAATCGTGGGCGCGCGCCTGGCGATCGTATCCAGATCGACACAAGCCACGAAGCGCTCGTGCGGGGCATGCTGGGCGAGGATGAGCAGTGGCGTCAGATCGTTACCGTACTCGATGCGATCGAGGGCGGCTGCGACTTGTTCGACCTGGAGAGACTGCGGCGCCGATACAGTGCAGAGGCTTTCGCGAACCTGCTGATGTGCCAGTTCATCGACGATTCGGTGTCGGTGTTCAAGCTGGCCGAGCTGCAGCGCTGCATGGTCGACTCGTGGGAGGAATGGGCCGACGACTTCTCGCCGCTGCTGCTGCGCCCGTTCGGCTATCGCGAGGTGTGGGTTGGCTACGATCCGGCGCTGACTGGCGATTCGGCCGGTCTCGTCGTCGTGGCGCCGCCGCGTGTCGAGGGTGGGACGTTCCGCGTGCTCGAACGTCACCAGTTCCGCGGCAACGACTTCGAGGAACAGGCCACGGCGATCGAGCAGATCACGCAGCGCTACAACGTCGGCTATATCGCGATCGACACGACGGGCATGGGGCAGGGCGTCTATCAGCTCGTGCGCAAGTTCTACCCGGCGGTCGTCGCGTTGAACTACTCGCCCGAGGTCAAAACCCGCCTCGTGCTGAAGGGGCAATCCGTCATCCGCAACGGCCGCCTGCAATTCGACGCGGGATGGACCGACCTGGCCGCAGCGTTCATGGGAATCAAACAGACCATGACGGCGAGCGGCCGCCACGCAACGTACACCGCCGATCGAAATGAAGAGACGGGCCACGCCGACCTGGCGTGGGCTTGCCTGCACGCGATCGACCGCGAACCGCTCGCCGGCGGCGACATCAATTCTTCATCTTTCACGGAGTTCTATTCATGAGCAAGCGCCGATCGCGCGCGCCGCACACGTTCGCGGCCGCGTCGGATTCGGGCGGCCCCGGCGCAGCGCCGGCGCGCGCCGAAGTCTTCACTTTCGACGATCCCACGCCGGTCATGAACCGGGCCGAGATTCTCGATTACGTCGAATGTTGGTCGAACGGCGAGTGGTTCGAGCCGCCCGTCAGCTTCGCCGGCCTGGCGAAGTCGTTCCGCGCCAGCACGCACCACAGCTCCGCGCTGTACTTCAAGGCGAACGTGCTGGCGTCGACGTTCCGGCCGCATAGGTGGCTGTCGCGGCATGCATTCGAGCGATGGGCGCTCGACTTCCTGACGTTCGGCAACGGCTACCTGGAACGCCGCCGCAATCAGCTCGGCGACACGCTGCGGCTCGAACCCGCCTTGGCGAAATACACACGGCGCAAGGCAGATTTCAGTGGCTTCGTGTACGTGAACGGCTGGCAGGACAAGCACGAGTTCGAGCCGGGCAGCGTGTTCCAGCTCATGCGACCGGACATCAACCAGGAGGTGTACGGCCTGCCCGAATATCTCAGCTCGCTTCACTCGGCTTGGCTGAACGAGTCGTCGACGCTGTTCCGGCGGAAGTATTACGAAAACGGCAGCCATGCGGGCTTCATCCTGTACATGACGGATGCGGCGCAGAAGCAGGAGGATGTCGACAACATGCGCACGGCGTTGAAGAACGCGAAGGGGCCGGGCAATTTCCGCAACGTGTTCATGTACGCGCCGGGCGGGAAGAAGGACGGCATCCAGCTCATTCCCGTGTCGGAGGTCGCTGCGAAGGACGAGTTCTTCAACATCAAGAACGTGACGCGCGATGACCTGCTCGCCGCGCATCGCGTGCCGCCGCAACTGCTCGGCATCGTGCCGAGCAACTCGGGCGGGTTCGGCACGCCTGACACTGCGGCGCGCGTGTTCGGTCGGAACGAAATCAAGCCGCTGCAGGCGCGCTTCGCCGAGCTGAACGACTGGCTCGGCGAAGAGGTCGTGTTGTTCGACGATTACGAGATTCCGCCGGCGCCGGCGACCGCGTAGCGCACGCGGCGAGTCGAAGTCATGCGGCAGGGCCGTGCACCGGGCAACCGGGCGCGGCCCTTTTTGCATCCGGCGCGGGTGCAGACAGAGCCGCTACAACGGCTTGGCTCGCGCGGGGTGGTTCAGGGTCGGACGCCGTGTGGCGAAGGGCGTGTGGAGGCTGTCGTGCAGCCGTATCGGGCATCCGGCGGGGTAGGTAGGGGGCGGGTAGGCCCGCGCCGCGCCGGCCGCTGCGCGGTCCCCTCCCCGCCTGCGGGCTTCGCTTGGCAGGGTGGATTTAATGCACTCGGCTACTAGGCTCGGCAGCCCTTGTGGTGCGGGGTTTCGGGCGTTTCCCAGCGCGCGGAAATCGTGCGTTTTGATGCGCGATGATGCGAATTGATGCGTCGACGCGCGCAGTTGTGACCCCGCCCCACCTGCTCCCAAAAATGAACGCCTTTTATGCACTCATGCGTCCGACGCTGGCGGCCGCCTGGCGCGGGCCGCGCGGCGATCGGCGGGCCGCTTCTTCTACGCACTTTTATGCGTTCGGGTTATGCAGTCTCGGCATTTCGCGATCTCGGGCCTCCCGCTCCGGCGACCAATTAGACGAGACTCGGAATCACGTGACAGCCACACGTGGCGCGGTGGCCGCGCCGTGCGATCGATATGCTGTCGTCCGTCATCGATGGGGCACCACCCTCGATGACGCTGGGCGATACCTCAGGATGCTGTGGGCACGACACGCGATCGCCCTTGAGCGCGACGAAGCGGCCTCGAAACGCATCGTCGTGGTGCCCGTCTCGATCTTGCAGCCGTAGTCGATGTCGTCGCCGACGCGAATTAGGTTCATCATTTAATTCACTCGATATTGACATGGCATAAGCCTTCGACATGAAATGTCTCTACAATCGTGGTTCGAACTGGACGGGACGAGCAACGAAGCTGATGGCATTGAAAGCGCTGGAACTGACGCAGGAAGAACGTACAAAGCTTGAAGCGATGGCGAGAAGCCGTCGTGATTGGCGAATACGAGACCGGTCGCGGACGATTCTGATGTTCAGCGACGGCGTGCGAGCGAAAGAGATCGCCAGACGACAGGAACTGACGTTGGAGGCGGTGTATGAG